CATCAGGATCCTCTTCTGGAGTTTCCGTATCCTCCTCGTTAGACGCAGAGGGGTTCTCCTCCTGAGGGTCAGCAGACTCGTCAGTGTTCTTGTCTTCAGGAGTCTCCGGCTCTTCTTCATCAGCCTTATGCTTAGTAACAGCGTCAGGCTGAAGCTTGGCGAACTCCTCGTCAGACATTCCAAGAATATCGTCCATAATCACTTATCTCCCTCTTGGCGAAGCTCAGCAATTTGCTCTCTGGCTTCGATAATGTTCTCCTCAGCCTTGTTACCGAAAGTAACTTGGCGAGAGAGCCAGCGAAGAAGGTGCCCGCCTGCCTGTGCAGTATGAAGGGCATCTTGACGATCCTCTGCACTGAGTAGGGGATTTCCAGAGGTATGGACATACCGAGCAGCTTCGGTAGTACAGAATTCATCTAAAATAAGCTTCTTGAACTCAGGAATCTTCTCTAACTTAAGAGCCAGTTCCCGACGCTCAATCAACTCTTCCTGCTGCTTAATATAGTCTTCTAGTTCTCTAATGGTACTCATATTACAACGTCTCCAGTGGGTTGGGTGGGCGAGGACCTAAAAGACGGTCCTCTTCGAGGCGGTCACTAAGTTCAGTGTAGCCAACTGCGGCAGCGATATCGGGAGCACTCTCTTCAGGCTTACGGCCCTTAAGAAGAGCCTTTGCAATCTCAAGATGCTGATTACCACGAGATTGAGCCAGTTGCTTTTGAATATCTCTGGCGTGCTTGGTTCCGGTTTCCTGTTCGATACGGTTAAGTTCCTTCTCTCCAGCCGTAGACATAGCCTGCTGTGCCTTAGCCTGGTTGAGCATGATTTCGGACTCTAGCTTTTGGAGTCCCATTTGTACACGCTGTAGCTCCATCTGCTTTAGCTGTTCAGTTACAGGGTCGGGAGGAGGTGGCTGCCAAGTACGGAGGTCATGAGCCAGCTTAGGCATACGCTTAAGCTCAGCAATCTCAGAAAGAATCATCATACTAATGCTAGGATCCATATTAGGACCTAAGGTTTGTAGCATGAATGCTAGATCTTGAGCTTTATTATTGTCTACCTCAAAAGTAGAGATATCGACCGATAGGTCGAACTCGCCTGCTAACTCGTCAGGGTCAACTGGGATAAATTCATCATTAGTAACACGAACGACTTCAGGCTCCGTAAGGAACACTGCATTCATACTAATGATTTTCTTACCAATATCACAAATGCCCTTAGCTAGGCGACGGAGGATGGACATCTCCCGCTTAGCAGCAGCATCAAGCATTCCCTTAATGCCAGTAGCCACATTGCCATAGGCATCACCGGAAAGCCCACCAGAGAAGCTCTTAATGCCCGTAAGGGCTTCTGCTTCCTGGTTCTGGAGACTCGCCATAGCAAGAGCAGACTGGGGCAGCTCAGGGTACTTGTGAGTGATGATACCCTTGTCCGCAGGCATGACAGGATTGAAATCATAGTCCTGACCGTTTTCATACCTGCGGCGATTCATGGCATCTAACATGCCCTTGGCAAAGCCTTGCTGGCTATTGGCAGATCGGCCTAGGAGGTCGAGCATGCCTCTAGTCACAGCACCCAGAATTTTCTGGTTATCTGCTAGAACTTCGGCATCAGGTTCACCATAGAGTTCTCTCTTCTTAGGAAGATAAGGAATAAGAACAAATGGGAGCTTCTTATCTGGGAAAGGACTCTCTTCCATACGGATAAGAGTATCCCCAATCCAAGTAGCAACAATTGGTTCTAAAGTGCCATTCTTGTGAATGTCATAATATCCCCAATATTCATAAGCTACGACCTTCTTACGGGTAGTATCCTTAAAAGAGAAGGTATCTGGGGTCTGGGTAGCATGGTCAGGGTCAGTAACCGTAGAGTTACCTTCCCAGTTAACCTGGTCGAGATTCTTGTATCTGTCGCCCTCTTTTAAGAGTTCTGCTTTGTTCGTCTCGAACGAAACAATGGCAAAGAGGGCTTTATCCAGGTCCCCATTGCAAGAAGGATCAATGTAAATATTGCTAGGGTCCACAAGTTCGACTGTAGGTCGATTTTCCAGAATCTTCTCTTTTTCGATCTCTTCAGTCCCAACTTGAATTGCATAGTTCGCCTGGCCGTTTGCCTCATAGTAGTCCACTGCTGCATGGACCTCAGGAGACAACTTCTCATTGTAAGTTCTCGGATCGGCAATCTTGAGTTCAAGAGCTTGCTGAAGAGCTACAGCTTGTTCTTCTGTCTCAATCGGGTAGTGCTCAAATACAGGAACATGCTCTTTGACCATAGTGGAAGCGAACTTCCAACCTACGCGGACAAAGGCAGTTCCGTCATCTACCTGAGAGCGAACTAAGCTATCAATAAAAGTTACTCTATCAATCTTGGTTCTGAATTGATGATTGAGGAGTAATTCATTCTGTCTCGCAGCCGCTACATCTTCATGCGTGATAGGTGAGACCTTGAATAGCTTGTCGGAAGACAGAAATGGCTCTGAAAGAGCAGAATAACGCCACTCAGCTTGACGACGAATCAGCTTAGGCTGGACAGAGCTTCGTCCACTAATCTTCTTTGGTCTGGCACTGCCTTCTACAGCTCTAAGGTCTGTCCACTCTCTAATCTTAGAGACAAGAGCATCATGCTCCTGCTTGGATGACTCTAAGTCACCTTTGAGCAGCATCAAAGACGGCTCATTCTTCCAATCAGTTAATTTAGTATCAGCTTCACTAAGCTGAAACTGCATAACGTCTTCATCCTCAATAATGCTCATAGTGTCTCCTCTAGAAGCTTTCGCTCAGCCAAGATTTGCTTACCGAGCTGCTCTAGTTGTCGGTCACGGAGTCTAAGAGTCTCTTGGAGTTCTCCGACCAATCGGATGCCTTCTTCAAGAGCTCTGTCGAGTTTGGCTGCATGGCTTGCGAGATTTCGCTGGGCAACGGCTCCGGCTTCAGCTTGACGCTGGTAGATGGCCGCACGATTGGCGCTCTGCAACAAGCGCTGCTCATAACTAAGATGCTGCTCAGCAATAATAGTCTCATGTAGTTCTAAAACTTTCTTTAGTGTGGTAGCAGCCTCTAGCTGTTTACTTCTATGAATTTCAATCTGGGAAGCCAGGTGAATGAGCTTAGCCTCATTGGCTGCACGAATAGTGGCCTTTTCGAGTTCCCACTCAATCTTGGTTTTTTCAACGCCCTTAGTATACCCAAAATAACAAATAGAAACAGCTAGGCCAAGTAGTCCTAGAGTTATAGAGATAAACATAAGGACGTTTTTCATTTAATCTTCCGATTCTTGTCTATTAAGAATAGCTAACAATTTAACTCGTTGTAACTCTTGATCCCGCCTATCTCGACGAATCTGGAAGATAAGATTAACTACAAAACCTAGAACTGTAATAATTACGCCAATAAGTGCAATAGCCTCATTACTAGCTAGCCAGCCAACCATGGATGTAGCTGCACCGCCACCCATGCCTCTTGATGCTACTGAAGTGACAGTTGCCTCTACCGTGTTGTTCGTATCCATGATGACTTATCTCCATTCGTCGCCAATAATTGTAAGCAGGGATCGCTTACCGTTGGCGTATACCACACAATGTGTATTCAAGCTGCTATCAGGTCCTTTCTGATAAGCCAATCTTCGAAAGCTTGAAGTACCCACTTGGTAATGCCCTTCTTCAATCCCTGGTGAGTGAGAGTGACCTGTTATCACTCTAGCACCAAGTCGAGAAAGATTCTTTAAAGATCCGCGAGTACCTTTGGGTCCTCGATGCCCGTGCATACCCAATTCAATGCCTGCAATTTCAAAGCTCTCACCAGCTTCAAGGCATCGAACGTTTTTAGTACATCCTAATTTTTGGAGCCAGTAAACAAAGGGGTCCTTGTAGGCAGGACCATTAGGACGCATCTGGGCGCTCTCAAGCATGATTTTCGCAGACTCTAGATAGAAGCAGGCGTTCTTCAGATCGTGCTTCCAGTCGGTTCTTTGAATCCAGCGAGTCAAGAAATCATGGTGATTACTCTCTACGATGATGGCTTGTCTGTTCCCAACACGC